CCTCGACAGTGGACGGGTCGACGCGCCGGAATGTTTTCTTGCCGGTGACACAGGTGGGGCAAACGCACGCTTTGGGTTTGAACGCGTCGTAGTGCCAGCCCAGCCCGCGCATCTTCTTGTCGACAAAACGCGGGTCGGCCCCGCCGGTGTTCCAGTGCACGCGGGTTTCCTCGCCGCACTCGATGCAATGTGTCACTACGTAGGTTTGATAACCTCCATTCTCGAACACGCTGACGGTGTCATACGCAGAAGGTGTACCGCGTATGTTGCTGATGGCTTGTTTGGGTTTATGGATAGCGCCCGAGCCAGAGGTCTTCATTGAGGTTCCTTTCGATTGTTTGGCACATACGCGACACCGAAGACTTGACGGTACGCAGCGCGCCTCGCGGCGTCTTCGCGCAGCACATGGTCGCGGTTGTTGTGTTTCCATAAGCGCACCCGCGCGCGCTCGCACTCGCGACACTGGCCGCCTTTGTAGCGACCGACGTGCTCAATATTATGGCCTCGCAGGCAAGTATCTTGTCCAGTCATTTGTGTGTCATCCATTAGGGGTTAGTGGAAGCGAGGTCGCTGACGATGGTGATGGCGGCGTCGAGCAGGTCGTGCGCTTGCTGCACGGCTAACTCCGTATCGCCGCCGGTGTCACGGGTCAGTATGGCGGCGTAATAAGCGTAGACCACGGCCATCACGATGCCGGCTTCGCGCGGGGTAGTGTTGCCGACCAGCCAGGGGTTGATCAGTTCTATAACAGCGACAACTTTGGCCGGTATCTGCTCGACGGGTGCGTGGATTGTCCGGCTCATCTCCATGTGGCGGCCCAAGCGGTGGATAATGTCGTCATCACTCATGGTGTCACTCCTTGGTTGGCTTATGCTCGATGGCACCGCCCATCAGGGGCGAGTGGGAGCGCACTCCATGAACCACGCGGTGGGTCTGGCGCGTCGCTGCGGTGCCAGTGGTGCGTTTGCCCTTGCCACCCTGTAATGGGCCACCCGACCGGGCCTTGGGGGTCAGCGGCGTAACGCGGTAGGTGCCTTCCGAGAACCCGCCGCCGCGATCAAAAGTCGACAACTCCTGGCGCACCACTTCCGGCAGTTGGTAGCGCAGCCAGTGGTCATCGTGTTTGATGTACAGGCGTGACAGATAGGCCCGCGCCTCGACGTGGAGGGAGCGGGTGCAGGCGGCGGCCAACGCGCAGCGCTCGGGGTCCTTGCGACGGTTGGGCTTGACGTCTTCCTTGATTACTTCGATCCATAATGGCTCGGTGGCGTCATACACCGGTAAGCCGTCGAGGGTCTGGATGCGTCTGGTCTTGTTCATATTATAGGTTCCTTCCGACGGTTAGTTACGGTTAGTTAGTGTCATTGTAGTCGCGCAGGTACGCGATCAGGTCGACCACTGCCGGGCGGTCTGGGCGGGACTGCGCCCGCTTCGATGCCTCGACTTCTGCCAGATGCGACAGGCGACGGCGGCCATAGGCGACGATGAAACGATCCGGCTGGAAATTCGGATTGTCCGTCGCCAGGGCGGTTGCCAGGCTTTTTGCCGCTTTCGGCTCGATGTTGTCGCCGGCCCAAGAGGCCAGCCAGTCGTAGTGACGACGCTCGAACATGAGTTCATTCCTTCCGAGTTGATGTATTACTCCGGGAGTACACCACTCGCCGGAGGTCGGGGTCATAAGCGAGCCTCGACTCGTGCTCTGTAGTCAGTGGGTACACGAGGTCGTGCACGCTGGTGCAAGCGAGGTGGAAGGGGCAGCGCAGGAACCATGCCCCGATCCGGGTAGTGGGCGGTACGACGCGCTGGATGACCACCCAAACGCCATCTCCGTCGGGAGATGGCGTCAGGGATGCCGCGTGGGAGCCGTCGGACGAGGTGATGATCATTCTGCACCGCAGTTTGAGGAATCCCAGCGCTGGGATTCCTGGTATTTTCATCTAGCCAAACTTTGCTTTATTTGCCTCATAGATAAGTCGTATTGATAACGACTCAGTTGTTTCTAGGCACTTACGTAACACGTCGGGTTTGCGCCCCATTGTGATTTGGTCGCCAACTCTTCAAGCCACGCAATCACTTCCGGGCTTAAGCCCGCCATCAGTTCTTTGTACTCACGTAGTACCTTTACCAGATCAGTCATCTTTAGGTTCCTTTCCGAGGAAGCAGCCGCACTCTAGGTGCGGCTGCCGATTGAATGTGCGTTAGGACGGACCCATCGCGACCATCAGGGAGATCGCGATCACGTAGAGGGCGCAGCTGATGATGAAGAGCCTTAACATGTCAGCTCCAATCATGGGTTACGACGGCGGCGCCTAGGCTGAACAGCGCGGCGCCGAAGGCGACATTGCCTATGGTGCCGGGCAGGAGCGCCGCCACGATGAACACGACGGTGAGCACCCACCAACCCCGCAGACCGTGGTCTGCCATCCACAGCTCGAACGGGGTCATGTCTTCAAACGGCTTTTGCTTCATTGGTGTTACTCCGGAAGTAATGGTGTCATTAGCCCAAGTAAAGGAGCAGCTCCGCTGCCCCGTACACCGCGTGCTCACCGCAGTACGAGCACTCGTAGAGGGAGGCATCCGGCTCGCAGCCGTCGGCCTCTTCGCCGCAGGCGATGCAGAAGCCGGGGTTATCGAGGGTCTCCATTTCCCGATGGACAGCGTCGATCACGCGCTCGATGGTGACACTTGGGTGTATCACCACGCCGCCCACGATGATGGGCTTGGGCTCATGCTTGGGTGTGGGTGTCATTGTCCGTTCTCCATGATGGCAGTGATCAACTCGGACACGAAGTCGTGCAGCGTGTTGAAGCGGTCGGTGGTGAGGTGAATGCCGTACTGCATAAGCAGGCGTTCGACCGCCTGCGCCAGTTGGGTGATCTCGGTGTCGGTCAGCATGTGTCACTAAACTCCAGTTGCAGTTGACGTACCGTCATTGGCACATCGTGACGCGCCCAGGTATATAACCTGGGCGCGCTGCGATGTGTCAGTAACCGCCTATGTCACGCACTCCAGTTGCCGAGTGACGGGTCGCTCAATTCCAGCCAGCGGGCGCGACCACGGGGGTGGTCGCGAAAGGCGCACGTCCTGATTGTGCAGAACGGATCGTCGCAGCGGACGTATTTGCCGACAGCCACGCGGATCATCGGGCATATCGGCATGTCCGGGTACTCGACATATCCCGGTATGTCGATCACCCGCGCCGCTCGCAGGGTAGCCAGTGTCGGTTGTTTCAGCGTTGTCATGTGTCACCACCTCTCATTGCACGATGGCTTGATTGCCACCGGCGGGTAGATATCGAACTCGTCGTCAGTGTCACTCCCGTCATCTTCCTCCCATATCTCGGCTTCGATCCATAACACACCCGCGATACGCGCCGCGACCGCACGATGGTGGCCATCCATGATGAGCCAGCCACCGTTGGAGTGCGCGCCCACGCCGATGCGCGAGTGCTCCCACTCACGGCACTCGACGTAATCCGCGACGTTGTCGCTGTCGATCCAGTTCTGCGTACCGATGAGGTCCGCGACCCGCACTGACGCTTTCGCCATGACACGCGGCGGCCAAAAGGGGCCGTCATTGGTGTCGTTGTCACGTTCTACCGGAAGGTAGCTGTCTACTTGCATAACTGTGTCACCTACAATTTAATCAGTTGCCCACGCCAACTATTTGGCGAGGGTTCGTAAATTACTCCCGGAGTAACCCTTACCCCGGTGGTGTAAACCAAGTCCGTCTAGCAACTATGTTCCTGATGTGAATGGGGGTTACCCCAAATTGGTTAGCTAAGTAATCATATGTAGCTCCTTTCAAGTATAACGCTCGAATTTCTTCGGCTATTTCATAAGTTAACTTGACATCTTTACGGCGCCGCCGGTTTTTGTTCTGCACAGCTTGGGTGGCCCACACACAATTGTCTGGCCAATAACCTTTATCGTTATCAACCCGTTCGAGAGTAAGCCCCGCAGGTTTCTCACCCATATCAGCGAGGAAGGTTTCGAAATTAAGCCATCGCGGATCGGCGTCGATACCGCGACCACCGTAATATTTATAACTTGGATTTTTTGGGTTATGAACACGCGAAAGCATGCCATTCCAGCAAACGTAGGCGAGGTACGTGCCTCGCGCCATCTTCGCTATCCCTTGTGCCATCCTCAAACAACCTTACCTCAATTATTTGAGTAGTATACCACATTTTACAACCTATTGCAAGTAAATAATTATGGATTACAGAACAAATCTTATGAAATTGGCCAGACGCCAACTCGACGACTGGCCAATAGTTCGGATAGACGTTTATTTATTGGGATTTACTGCGATGCAGATTACGGGTCGCGGTCGCCCTTGGCGATCATGTCCGCGATGCCGCGACGCAGCAGCTTATTCACGGCATCCTCGAATTTGTCGCCGCCGTAGTCGTGGCCGTGTCTGTGGTTATAGTCTACGATGATCTTATTTATGGCACGAGTCAGGTCGCCGTCGATTTCGAGTTGGCATAGAAAGGATTCCCGATTGATGACGTTGCTCGGGTACGCGAAACGATGAATCCAGTCGCGGATAACCTTACTCATGGAGGTTTTCCGCACGAACATGGCGTAGCTTTCGAGCGTCTTGTGGTCGTCGTCATCCAGTTTGACCGCGAGCATAACCATTTTTGGCTCCATCCGATTATAAAGGTTTAGTTTTCTTCGTCGTCACCCAATTCAGCGACAGCGGCCGCCAACTGCGCCTCGATATGCTGCTGATTTGGGGGTTCCCAACGCCCCGGAGAGAGCGTTGTGTCGCTAAAAGCAGCAGATAGGTACTTTGTGAGTATAGAAGATGCTGCTATAGCAACTGGCAGCCCTTCTTTTTTTGCGTGGTGCAGCAGTAAGCTGTAGTAAGGCTCTCTTAGCGTCAAAGTGATGCGCGACGATTGGATGGTCATAGCACCTCTTAGTAGGTAGTTAGCAGCTTATAACGGGCTGCAATCCGATGAGCATAGCAGCTAAGAGATGCAGATGCAACAGGCTTGTGACGGTGCGGATTGAGGGTCGCGGGCGCATTAAATGAATTTTTGAGTGGGATAGTTGGAATGAATATGAACTAGAGTAGTTTGGATAATAAAAGCTCTAATTAATTCAACGAGTTACGATTGCGGCCAATTAAACCATTCCAACCGGCGAAAACTAGCATACGCCCCTAGAGTTCGCGTCACTCCCAGGTCGCAATCCAACGAAGGGTCGCGCGCGCACGAGGTATACCGTTTCAAAACGACTGGGATAATTGGGATAATTAGGATCATTATATTATATATATATATATCAACTACTTACTATTGTACTAATTATGAATTAACGGGAATTATTCCAGAATAAATGGTAATCATCCCACAAAAAAACCCGTCGAGCATCAGCCCAACGAGCAAAACCCTAGGAAAACCGCCATTCGCGGCTCAGTCCAACGAGCCGCGCGCGCAAAATAAGGGAATTACTCCCGGAGTAATAATGGTGAGAATAATAGTCATTCTCATATGGTTTCTCAGATATCATACCGCAGCAACCATGCTGAGATAGCTCATTGCAGCATGGTTGCTGCAATGACTCATTCCAGCATGCCGTATGAAATGCCGCTAAGATCGCATACCGTGCGCAACAGCAAGGCATAATGGTTTCTCAGGTACTGGGATAGCTGACAAATTTGCATGCCCTAGAAAACGCTCCTATGGCATTTATGAGGACATGCGAAAACCGCGTGCCATTGGCACGCGGGCAAAAAAATACCCCTCGCGGTTTCCCGCGAGGGGTAAAGGGTAGGTGTCGCGGTTTACTTGTTCGCGAGCTTCATGAACGCAGCGAACTGGGCGAACAGCGCGGGATCAATCGCACCGTCAACCGGATCAGCAGCGGGCGCCGGATCAGCAGCGGGCGCGGGCGCGGGCGCAGGCGCAGGCGCAGGCGCAGGCGCAGGCGGCGCCGCCGCTTCGATAGCGTTCAGCCTCCCGACAAGCGCCGCCGCCGTCGCGGTATCGACAAACAACTTGCGCGCGGGCGCAAGAAGCTCCGTCGATTTGTACTCGTCCGCTAGCATGTCAATCGCGTCGAGAACGCGTTTGACGGCATCTGTCGCGGCATCTAGCGGCGCAACCGCAGCGGGCGTGATAGCCGCGACCATCGCGGCACGATCCGTTAGGACCGCGCCTTTCTTGTCCGGTTCGGTCTTCTTTTCCGCGCCCCGGCCGCGCGTCTCGCCCTTGACGGTTTTCGCGGCCCGCAGGTTCGCGAGTTGAAGTTCTGCTGGCCGGTTCCAGTATTTCGCGTGTAGCACGCGCTCTTTGACCGGAAGGGCTTCTTCCTCGCGCCACGCGACTGCGGCGCTTTCAATGATCTTCGTGGCGTTAACGCGAACCTCCGGCAGCATGGCAAGGTTGAACTCGGAGCGCAGCTTGCGTGCGACGGGCGACTTCAGACGCTGCTCGGGCGTCGTCTCGACGCCTTCAGCGTTCAGCTTGGTCCCGTTGCCGGCCCATACCAGCATCGCGGCATCAAGCCCGATTTTGATCTGCTCGGCCGTGTACTTGCCCCGGTTCGCCGCATCGGCGAGCTTCAGCATGATGGCAATCTTGACGTTGCCTACCGCAATGCCCGCTTCGCGTGCCAGCCGCGCGGCTTCGGTCGCGTTGTCCTGCGCAACCGTAAACTCGCGCATGTTCGTGATGATGACGCTGTTGACCGCGTCTTGCGCGTCGATTGCCTGCTGCACGGCTGTATCGGTCGCGGTTTGCGCGGCAAGGTTTGGCCGGCGAGTTGATGTCTTGGTCTTCATGATGTGTCATTCCTAGTGAAGCGAAGGAAAAGCCCTTCATTAAATGGCGTTTGTCAGAATAGCCGCATGAATTGGCGCGTTGATGTTACTTCGGGAGTAAATAAACGCGGGCCGGGCGGGTGCCACGGGGTCTTGTCCAAGGCCGGCCGGGGGCCACGCCGCCTCCCCTATACTCCCCACACGGCAACGGTGTTTTGGCCCCTCAACCTATAGGCGAATGCGGTAGCAGATGATTGCGTGGGTAGGTGGGTAGAGGGGGGTGGGCCGCCATTCCTGGTATTAACCCAGGCTACATCGTCATAATCTTGTAATTGGAACCGTTCTATAGTATGATTCGTTCTGCCACCGGCTACCTGGAGGATCAGGATGATCCTGGCACGGCAACATCCCGATGAAACACGGCGCACCGCTCGTGGTTGTGCCTACGAAATCTCTTGCGAAGTCGACGGCGTCGAGTATTCGGCGCGGTCGCGTAGCGGTGCGCCGTATGCGCTGGCGCGCGCCCTGGTAGCCGCCGGTGTGCCGGACCAGCCGATGACCGTTGTCTCCGCCGGTCTCGCTGGTGAAACCCGGTACCGGTCGCTTTATCGGATGGCGGGGTACACTGTCGGTGAGAATGCCTCACAGCCCTTGCACCTCCGCCGCTACGTAGCCCATCCGGGTGCGGCGGCTCTAGGAGGCTCAGAAAGTGAATAGCCTCTCTGGCGACGAAGAAGGGCTGCCTAGAATCGATCCGGTCGCGGTTGACCGATTAACCGCCTACCTGCGCGGCAAGTCGTGGTCGCAGCGCCCGGCGAACGCCACGGCGCGGGTGTTGGCGTTAATGGTGCGCCTGTGGGAAGAGCGGCAGCCATTTCCCACCCGCCACGCCGTCGCCCAGCATGTCGGGGTGTCTATCCCCACCGTCGACCTCGTGTTGCGCCGCCAGCGCACCAGCGACCTGATGATCGTTTACGAAGGTGGCGCCCCGCAGGTGCGCGGCAAACGCTGGATTGTACCGAGCGATGAGATCAGGGCTGTCGGCAAAACCGACCATCTCGTCGTGCCGCAGTACGTGCGGGCGCCATACAAACGCAAACGTCAGGGCGGGGCAGCTTCCAGCATGGCTTTAATCTGATCGCAGGATTCTACCACCGCCAGAAATTTGCCGTCGGTTAGCCAAACCGCACAGTTCGCCGGTTTGGTGATCAGTTTTCCGGTTGCCGGCGGATGCAGTGCAGTAACCTGCGCCGGGTTGACGGTGACCGTGCCGCCGTCGATCCGGTGCAGGACGACTAGTTGGATCGCCGCCGCTAAAATTAAGTCCATCCCGCCGCCGAGACCGGCTCCATGACGGCGGGCCGCGCCGCGTATCTCCTGTCGCGCATCAGAACCCGCCCGGTCAGGTTCATTGAGGTACCCAGGCAAAAATACTGCAAGGCATCCACGATGTCCGACCACGGGTGTAGTTTTTCCGGTAGGTCCTCCATTTGCCCATCGCGTTTGCGCCGGTACCGGTACTTGTTGCCCAAAGCCGATATCAGGGTAGGGCACCCCTCTCGGGAAATCTGTAGCGCCGGCTCGCCGGCTACAGTTTGCCGTAGAAGGCGGTCTACAGCCAACAGTCGGGGCTCGACGGCATTGGTAGATGCCGGATAGGCTACAAAACCGGCCTCCTTCAAAACGTCAAAATTGGTTTCTTCGGTTAATTGTGATTTTTGGGCGCCTGCCGGATCGCCTACGATGAATATTCGCTTATTGGCGTATGGCATATTTGTCAGAATCGGTTTGAGGTATTCCTCGATCATCTGGATCAACCCCATCGACTCGGTAACCACTTCCTTCATGATTATCGCGCGTCCGTAGGCGTCATGTTGCCCAATCACCGCACAGGGCGTCCTACCAAAGTCCATGCCGACCATAACTGGCCGTTGCGGGTTAACCACTACTCCCATGTCCTTCACGTGGGTCGGGGCGTGAAAGGTCCGGCGGAACACCGCCTGCCCCGCGTTAGATACCCCCCACTGCGCCTCGACATGCACCGAGCACCAGTCGGGGTCCTTGTCGCTCATCAGCTCGTCGTAGTAGCCTTCGGGTAAGTTTTCTACGTTTTCCGCTGAAGCGGAGAGACCGGACGGTTGCAAAAACAGTTTCCAGGATGGGTGCGGGTCGAGCACCATTCGCTCGTGGTATGGTGAGTCTGTGTCCCAGCAGTTGGTATCGCAGATTATTCCCCGTTGTGTCGCTCCGCCAAGTGCTTTTGAAGGGTAACGTCCACACCGACCTAGTAATGGTCGAATAATGTCAAACGGCACTTCTCGGACTTCATTTATCCACGCGCCCGTCAATTGCAGCGACAATAACCGTCTAACGTCTTCTTTACTATCAAGCGGGATAAGCATCCAATCGCTATGTAGCCGAGTGCCATCTGGTAACGTAAGTCTAAATTGAATTGTGCTATCTGTAGTGTAGTAATGCGCCATGCCTTCCATATAGCTCATGGTGTCTGCAAGAACCGTTTGACGCAATTGCTGTAATGTGTTCCGTATTAGCGCAAACCTAGTATACCGTACTCCATCATGTGGCTCCTGGCTGCACGCCCATCGCATCAGTGTAACTATGCAGCCCATCGTCTTTCCGGAGCCTAAGGGACCAACGATACAACGAATACGAGAAGTATCGTGCATAAATTCTTCGACGGTAGGAGGCGGTATATAGTCCATGATTACTTCCAACCTCTGCCATATGCGACGGCAGCTACTGTGCTTACGGGTATACCGTACTTGGCAGCTATCGTTTTTGCCGCGCGGAATCGGACTTCCCCGGCAGATATTCGGGATTTGATCTCGTTTGCAATCTCCCAGGTAATTGTATTTCGGCTCGTGTGTCGTGCCTGATCGCCGAGCGGGATAAAGCAGCAGTTATCGGGCCAATACCCGCGCGCGTTGTCGCGGCGTTCGATGCTAAGACCAGGTTTCCACCCTTTTGCTATTGCCCACGCAATAAAAACCTGTACGTCGGTCCAGGCTGGGTCCATGTCGAGGCCAAAATGATCTTTGAAGCGTCTGTCGGTAATTCGGCGTTTCATATTTTTCCATGTATTATAGACCGGATGAAACCGGGCGCCGTGTGTCGTCATCTGCGCTTTTGACCGACGGCTGTTGCCGCAGTGCTTACACCACGGCCCCTTCTGTTTTTTAACTTCGAACGGCCAAAGAAACCGGGTTACGCCGCAATCTGGGCAGACGATTTCTATTGAACCTTTTTTCATACGTCGTCCTCATATTCAGCGTCTTCGGCGTCGGTTACTCCCGGAGTAATCATAGCCACCGGTTTTTCGGGGGTAAATGACAGCGTTTCTGCGGGGTTCTTGCGGAATAGGATATTCAGCGTGAAGGCGGGGCCACCGCTGCCGGCCTTCGCCGCTGCTGCGGCATCCAGCCCCGATACCCGCGACAATTGCTTAAACGCATCGATCCGCTGCTGCGGAGCAATCCTGGGATCGGCCGCTATTCCGGCCGTGGCTGGAATCAACTCCTCGGTGGCGTGCATCGCTTTGAGCCGCACCCGCGCTTCCGACCCCTCGTCGCTATCCACCAGCGCCTTGGTTTTCTGCGCATTCCTGATGATCTGCGGGTGCTTCAGCAAATACCGGCGCAATGCCGCCAGATCGGCAAAGCCATAGCGGGTAGCAAGCACCGCCCCCTCGTGGATGCCGGTCGCGATGTCATAGGTCAGGCGCATGATCAGCGCGTCGTCGATGACGGGGTTCGGGTCTAAGAAATTATCACTCACCAGATGTACCCTCGTGCCTTGCGCCCATTAGCCGATATGGTATATCTGCGAAGCCTGTATTTTTGTAGGTCTGTGTTTTGCCGCCAGCGCAGCCCGGAGGGATCGCCTCATCGCCGTCGGTCTACGGACGTAGGACGGCGCCAGGATTTCTGCGTGTTGTGTCCCCCGACGAACTGGCGGCACGGGACCGCGCCGAAAATGACAGGCGTAATCAGCCGGTACAGATTCCGCCGGACGACCTCGGCAACTATATCCGCCAGCGCTGGTACAGTTTTCGTGACCACCGCAATAGTAACCAAAACTCTATCAACGACCGGCTTCTACGCGCCCAACGCATGTTCGAGGGCCAGTACGACCCGCAGAAACTAATGGAAATCCAGCGTTTCGGCGGCTCCATGGTGTATAGCCGCCTGGTCGCGGTTAAGTGCCGAGGCGCCACATCCCTACTCCGCGACGTGTACCTCGGTGCCGAGCGCCCGTGGAGCGTCGAGCCGGAGCCGGACCCGAACATTCCGCCGGCGGTGGCTGCGACGATAGCCCAGATCGTTGCCTCCCAGGCGGCCCAGGCCGCAGGCCAGGGCCAGCAGCCCGACCCGGAGGTGGTACACGGCAAATATCTCGCGCTGATGCACGCGGCGCAGCAGACTGCCAAACGCCAAGCCGGCCTCTCTGCCGAGAATGCCGGCAACCGCATGGACGAAATCCTGCAGGAAGGCGGATTCTACTCGGCGCTCGCCCGGTTCCTCGTGGATATTGCGCTCTTCCCCTACGCCTGCATCAAAGGCCCGACGGTGCGCATGGTGTCCAAGCTGGTGTGGGAGAACAAACAACCCACCCTGCGGACCGTGCCGCAGATGTGTTGGGAGCGGATCGCGCCCAATGACCTCTATTGGGACCCCGGCGCGCAGGACATCCAGAATGCCGAAATTATCGAGCGCAAGAAACTTACTCGCAATGATCTGGTCCAGGTTATGGACCTCCCCGGCTACGACCAGGACGCTGTTAGAGGCGCCCTCAACGACTATGCGACAGGGCTGCGCGACTGGATGGATAGCCCCGACGTCGAGCAAGCCATGTTGGCGGCGCGCGAATCGCCTTCGCAGAATTTTAGTCATCTCATAGATGCCGCCGAGTACCACGGACTCGTCCAGGGGCATGTGTTATTGGACAACGGCGTTGACCCCAAGCAGATACCCGACCCCGACCGCGAGTATATGGTTCAGTCTTGGGTCGTCGGACGGTACACTATTAAAACCCAGATTAGTCCAAGCCCGCGCCAACGGCATCCTTATTATGTCAGTAGCTTCGAGAAGGTACCTGGTACCATTGCGGGGCACGGGCTACCTGACATTC